CTGCTAAAATCATCGTATACAGCTTTTGTGCAATCCTGATAGGGTGCTTGCTGATAAGTATGATCGGAGTGTGGTAAGAAAGAAACACCTGACATCTCGTCAAAATGTTTGAATACAAATGCACCCACTTCCATCCACTCTTCATCACGCACTGATACAGTCACAGAAGGTTTATGCTCACACCAATGTCTCTGATAGAGAAGCCACATCTCTAGCTGTTCAATAGCTGTCATATCATTCCTGACAACAGACTTCTTTGGTGACTTCATAGGAAAGCTAAATACAGTCTGTGTATCAGGCTTCATAAAGTCAGCTTCACTTGGTATGCCACTATCCTTCATGAAGTTAGTAAGAGGATCTTTATTATCCCCCCTAACAGTGCGAATATAATAACTGCTATGACGAGGGTGGATACCACTGCTTGAGTCCACAAGCTGTGATACTGTCCCACTTGGTTTGACACATGTGATAGCAGTGCTTTGGGGTATTCCAAAGATTGCTGACCACTCTTTGTTTGTTTCGACTGCAACTTCTCTGAGTGCTGTGAGGGTTTTTTCAAGCCCATGTTTTCTCCCATTTGTTAATTCATTATCCATAATACCTGTAAGGCTAACTCCCAAGAGTCTTTCTTCTTCAGTATTCTTTTGCCATATCTTTCTCAAATATGGAAACTTAGTGAGTGTAGCCTGTGCTGTGCCAAGTATTGTGGCAAGCATGACCTTCCTCTTCAAATCATCAAACCTATCCTTCTCTCGCACCACAACCTCTGTAAGATTACAGAACTGATAAGGTCTAAGTATGATCTCACTGCAAGGATTACAACCAAACTCATGATCAGCATTCCTTCTGCCAAACTTCTTTGCTTGTTCTTTTGCAGATATTCTATTAAATATGCCACGTTCACCTGACTTAGACTCTACAAGAGATGTCCACTCACGTAAAAATGTTTCTCCATCAGGCTTGTCAGTGTAGACAACAGAGTTGTTTGATAGAGCCATCTGTGGTGCTGTCTCCCACCATTTGCCAGACTTGGCATGTCTCATACGTCCATCAGATAAATTAGACAGACTAATCATGGCAGATCTACGTACACCACCAGAGACTACAACTTCACCAACCTTGCACATGAGATTGTGACAATCATAACTAGACAGTTTGCGACCTGCATTCTGTCGGAACAAAGCAACAGTAAAGCTAAATAAATCTATGAGAGGTGCAGGACCACTAGCTCTACCACCAAATACTTTGAGTCTAGCACCTGCAGGTCTTACCTTTGACATATCCCACATAGGAACTTCACCCATGTATAAGTGTCCTATCAGCTTACGTAATGCTTTAGCCCAACCTTCTTTACTATCTTGAACCTGTATGCACGTATCAACATGATCCAAACTCTGTGGTATTTCTGGTAGCTGTGACACATATTGTCTTTCCACAGAAAAGCCTACACCTGTGCCACACAGTAGTATATACATAGCTTCATCAAAAGCTTTTGGGTCATCGACAGGTAGATAACTACAGTTGTAACCTGCTGTGTTGTCTCTCTCAAGTGCAGAACCTGCAGTCATCAAAGCTCTCATGGATGGCATAACCTCTAGATTCTTTATAGCTTCAAAGATTTGCTGTTTAGGTAAGTGTCCTTTTACTTTCTCAGTAATATAGTCCACGTATCTTAGTACAGTTTCATCCCATGTTTCTCTTCTGTTCTCTTCATCAATCCATCTAGCGTATCTAGATATTGCAATAAATTTTTGATAATCATTCATATTAATCCTCCAATGTTATTCGAATGTGTTTTACTTTTAGTCCATCAATATCATATATAAACTCTTCTAAGGCTTGTTGTATCTCTTCACTAGGATCACCGTCAGCAGGCACAGGATAATCCTCTTCATCAAGATTTAAAGTTAGATATACTTTAACAACCATTTCCAATCTCTGATAATAGATCTAACTGATCATCATCGCCTTTCTTCTTTATATCAATCAAACGACTAAGATACCACTGTGCTTTCTCTAAATCCTGAACACCATTCTTGTATCGGTATCTCCAAAGATACTTAATAATATTACCCTGCAAATAATATTCATATCCTTCACCTGTAGCTGACTGAATAGCTTCTATACACTCAACACCATACTTGTTGTAGTGTGGTGGATTGTTTACCATATCTTTATCCTTACAATCTATATCCCATTTTGCCATATCATGCACTCCCATTTAGTTTCTCTTTCATTGCTTTGAAGTCTACCTTAATTACATTACCTTGTCTACTAGTAACTACAACTGGTGGTTTTTCTTTTGGTGCTTCCATCTCTGATCTAACAATTTCATATACTTTCTTAGCATGGTCTTCATCAGACCTAAGTAAATCAATGCTTACGAGTGTCATACGAGCAAAGAACATTATCTCACTAAAATCTCTATCCGATAGAGGATTTGCAATTGAATCTATAACTTGTAAATTTACGTCACCTGTCCAATTGTTCTGGTGATCTAGTATAGGTTGCATTCTTATTAGAATGTCTTGATCATCTAATTTGAAATGTAAATCTTTAAATCCGTCTTGTGTCATTTAAAACTCCTTATAATCTTCTTCCTTGGAAACTCTATGAGTTCAGGAAGTGGTTTCTTTCTACGTTCTTTAAGCCAAGGCTCTGGTATAACTCTATCATGGTACAGGAACTTGTTTTTCTCACACCAATCTCCATAGCTAGTCTTAGAGCCTTTCTTAATCTTTCTTTTACTACTTGTAAACACAAAACGTATGTCTAATTTAGGGTGCTGTTTCTTAATACATATGTGTTTTCTTCTATCTTCCACAGTGAAGAGTCCTTTGGTTTCTATTATTATACCATTAGGTAGCACAAAGTCAGGTGTGTAATGTCTGTAAGCCAAGTCTTCCCACTCTATCTTGATGCCCTCGTAAATATATTTTACTTTTAATTCATCAAGAAACTCTGATAGCTTAACCTCAAGCCCACTACGATAGCCTAACTTACGTGCTACCTTGTACTGTTTAGCAGTGTATAACACCTACCACCAAACAGAATATGTCTTTGATAGAGGAACATGCCTATCACCATACAAAGCTTTTGCTTCTGCTATGTAAGCTTCTTTTGCAGCATTGTAGGCAGCATATTTCTTATCATTGTACGCTTTCTTCATTTCTGAAAGCTGTGTTTGTAAATCGGAGATCTGTTCAGCCATCTCCTCTAATGTAGGTTCTTTGTTTGTCATATAAGTTTCTCCTTTCCTATTTCAACATATGAAACAATCTTTGGTTCTTTTGCCTGAGATACCAGAGAAGGTAGCTCCTGCAAGTCAGTCCAACAAGAGTGCTTAAATCTACAGAATGAACATGTCGTTCCTAAGATTTTATTTCCTGTAGGCTTACCTCTGAATGTTTCTTCAACTGCATCAAAACATTTTTCAAACTCGTTACTTTGAACAATACTAACATTATCTGCTAGTTTGTCTACTTCTTTTTCTAAGTTTAATCCCTCTGCAGGAACATATTTAAAGCTACCATTAGATTTGTTTACAACCCACCATCCACCTGCTCTTTTATTAGAAGCATGTGCATATCCTGCAAGTTGACCTACATATCCAAACGGATCTTCTTTAGATAAAGAATCAAAAGAATCAAACTTATTTCTGTAAGACCAGTCAGATGCAGATTTAATATCATCTACTGCATCATCCATAACTATGTCATACGTTCCTTCTATTTTAGAGTCTATGGCTAATTCCATAGAAACTTTTTTAGAATCCTCAAAGGCTACACCTGCCTGTCTAAGCAGTCCCTTAAACACAGACTCAACTATGTCCCCTAACATCATGTTCATTACAAAGTTATTAGGAAAAGGTAGTGCTTCTTCTGGTTTGTTTTTCTCAAACCAAAGCTGACAGGTAGGTTTGCCTATGTTAGACATCCTAAGTCTGAACTCTTTCCTAGAATTGTTAGAGCCAAATTGACGGTGTAAAGCTTCTTTTATGTCTTCACATATCTTATTGATATTTTTATCAGACAATACCTTTTTACCGTCAATGGCTTGATCTAAGAATCGGTGCAGTTTTAGTTCTGCCTTGTGATTCATGGTTACTGAACTTTCTCTTCACTTGTGATGTCAATAAAAGTTTCCACAACAGCAGGATCAATGTCCTCTTTGGAATGAACATTCTCATCCCACTGATTCATGATGTACTGGTTGTAGTTAGTAACCCAAGACAGAAGATCACCAAAGAGTTCCTGATCTTTATCAGATGTCTCTACCTTATTGGTAAGGTCTAGCCTTGTGCTAGGCACATAGTAGCTGTTACCATTCGGTAGTTTTCTCTCTTCAGATGAAGCGTACACAGTGTGGTTAACTGGTAGTCTCTTCATCTTAGAAAGTTTTACAAAGACATCACCAACAGTTTTAAATGCTTCACGGTTATCTACTTCCCATATAAAAGGGACATAACCTAGATCAGCGTCACTGCTGTAGTCACCCTCAACTTTAAGAGCTTTATCAAACTTAGCAAGTCCTAGTATAACTCTGACTCGTTTGATCTGTCTGATCAGTTCTTTCTGCTTATCAGGCAGAGAAGCAAAGTCCTGTATATATCCTGCAGGTTTGCCACAGTTGAAGCCACCATCGTTATCCTTTAGATCAACGTTAAGGTTATCAGACATTACTGTCTTAACATAACGATTGGGTGTGCTATCATTGCCCTTGATAAACCTCTTATACATATAACGTTGCATGAAAGGTCTGATCTCAATGTCAGGCTGATAATACTGCCCATCATCAGGCACTTCTAGTTTATAAGAACCAGATGGTATGGTTTCAACATTTACTGTCTTACCATTGATTTCTGTTGTACCCATGATAGGTGTGTGACTAAGCTTTAATCTAGCCAAAGAACTAGCAGACTTCTTAGTGATCTCAGTACCCACAGGTTCTGCTATCCCCATAGCTTTAGCCATATCGTCAAAGTTTCCGTTTATTGTTACTATTTCATTCATATATGTTCTCCTTATAATTTAAAAAAGTGTTATAGTTATATCATTATACATCTTTAGTGTCAAGCCAGTTGTCACCTATTTTTGCATCTAATTTCAAAGGCACATTAAAGTCTATATTCCAACGTGTATCAATGATAGTTTTCATGTTACTATTTATACTCTCTACTACTTGTAAAACTTTATCCACCTCATCAGGGTGAACGTCAATTACTATTGAATCATGCACTGTATTCACAATACAGCTCTGTAAAGGCACAAGCATACTATCAATCGTAATAAGAATTAGTGGCACAATATCTGCTGTAGCAAACGCTTGCACAGGATAGTTCTTAATCTGAGTGAAAAAAGAAACAGTGCCATTGCTTCTCCTAACAACATCAGGGAAAGAAAAAGAACGTCCAGATGGTATAGCTATTCGCCCTGTATTTATAGCTTCATCCCCTAGCTTTTTATGCCAAGCAGATACACCTTCATACTTATCACCAAACTGCTCGTAGTACATAGCTTCTGCTTCAGATCTGCCAAACCCTGTAGCCCCATACAAAGGAGCAAAGGTATGTGCTTTAGCTTCTTGCCTAGACATGGGCTGTCCTGCATCAGTTATTACCTGTGCAGTGTAGCTGTGTACATCAAAGCCTTTTGCTATCTCTGCCATAGCAACTTTGTCCTGCGACAAATATGCTGCAGTTCTAAACTCTAGTTGTGCAAAGTCAGCTTCTAGTATCTTGCCACCTTCCCAACGTGACACAAAGATCTTCTTCACAGGGAACGTGCCACCTCTAGGCATGTTCTGCATGTTAGGATCTGCACCACTAAATCTTCCTGTAGATGTGCGATGCTGTAGTAATCTAACATGTAGCTTACCATCAGGCTTAGTGTATGTAGATATACCCTCTACAAAACTAGATAGATATGTATCTAAGGCAGATAGTCTACGTACATTCTTGAGAAACAACTCTGCCTTTGTATTACCTGTGCGCTTTGCATAGTGTTCAAGTATCTCAAGGTTTAGTTTGTTTGTACTAAAACCATTTGCACTTACCCACTTAGCCGTGGGTGCAGAGAATCTTAGACCTGCTATCTGTGGTCTAGGTGTATATATCCACCCTGATTCATCACACCTATGACACTTGTTGGGTTTCTTAAAAGGCTTGCCATCCTTCTTAATCTTAGTAATCTTGCCACGTCCTCTACATACAGGACATGTACTAGCTGTGACTTTATATACTACTTCACTATGTGCAGACACTGCATCTAAAAATAAACCTTTGTTCATGTATGGCTCAAAGTTGTTTGCCCACATAGCTTTGTCTTTAGGTTTACGACTATATATAACCCAAGACAACTGCTCTGGGCTATTAAGATTAATAGGTCTGTCACCCATAAGATCACGAACTTGTTGGCTGAGATCATTCCAAATACTAACCTTCTCTTTCTCAAACTCCTTGCGTACTTCATCAAGCTTCTTTAAATCTACACTAAACCCACGCTGATATATCTTACACAAACAAACAGCAACCATATTGGTATGTGTGACTGTGTCCATGAGGTCAGCATCACCATTGCTAAGTCTGTGATGTATCTTATCAGCCAGATCATATGTAGCACGTAAGTCATGCAGTAAATATTCTGATAGCTCATCGTGTGGTATCTCTGATACAGAAACACCACTCTTGAAATAGTCTTTCATAGTGTCCTGCTTCTTGTTAGATAGCATGTACCGTTCTGCACATTGCTCCAATGACAGAGGTTGTTTCTGTCCACGTTGCAGTACATACTCACCAAGCATAGTGTCAAACACAATGCCATCATACTTGAATCCAGACTCCCATAACCATATAAGGTCATGTGATACATTGTGACATACAAGCACAGTAGCTTTGTCTAACTGCTCCTGTACAACAGCATGACCATTGGGTGTAGGTAACTCGTGAGCATGATCAAATGTCACGACTCTTTCCCAGTTATCTGTCTTCATACCTACCATAACAAGACTGTTGCTACCCTCAAAAGGATCTAAGTGTAGCTTGTCATTACGTTTTGTTACAGTGTTCTCTACGTCTAATACTAATCTCATTTGTCTTCCTTTAGTTGAACCAGTTCAGCTTCCTGATAAGGTATGTGAAAGAAATGCTCATACCTTCTAGCATTAGATAGATATATTTCTTGCACAGTTTCAGGTGTAAACTGGTAATCTTTTATTCTCCATGCATACTCCATGTCACCTCTTATAACATAAAAATTAAAGAATGCATCTTTTTCATTCATCTCTTTAAATTTATTTAATAATTTAAATTTACGATAGGGAATCCTAATCTCTTTCCAAGATGGTAGCCAATCCCCAAACCATTGTCTCTTCATCTCAACTTCAGAGTAGTAAGTATTGCCATTCTTTTCACTCTTTATATCAAAGGAGTAATCTTCTTCGGTAGACAATATAGTGTGTCCATTGTTAATTAAGTAACCTGACACTGCTTCTTTAGCTACACCATCATTATTGGCATACGAGTGTGGTCTAAACTTTCTGTAATACGCACCTTTTATTGGTTTAAATGTAGTCATGCTGTGTACCTCGCTGTCTTGTAGTCTAGTTCACAGACAATCTTGCCATGCCAACCAGATAGTTTGTTCTTTACAACGTTGATATGTCTCTGAGGAGATTGTTCCTCTTCACCTTCAACGTCAGGGTTCTTGGCAAGTAGTAGCATAAGATCTGCTTCGGCAGCCTTACCTGTTCTACTACCTTCCATCATGGCTTGGTTAAGTATAACCTTGCCCTCTGCTTCTGCAGATAGCTGTGACATATAGAATATAGCACAGTTATATTGCTTTGCAATCATTCTTGCATGTACAGCATTAGCCTTGAGTGCTTCATCTTGCCTAGCAAATCCTGCTGTCTTGGCAAACTTGTCACCCATGTCTAATATAACGACATCAGGTTTAAAAGACTTAGCAATGCTTTCAACCCATGCCATGTCTCGCCCTGTAGAATCATACAGCTTAATGTTATCCTTCACGGCAGAGTATCTCTCGTGTGCAACCTTGGGATTATCTTTGATCTCGTATTGATTCATGTTAGAACTTGCAGTCAGGTAACGCATACCCACCCTATGCACAGACTCTTCGTTACATAACACAACACATCTAGCACCCTGTCTGGCAAAGCCATTGTCACCTGCAATCATAGACGCATGAAAAGATGTCTTGCCTGTATTTGGTCTAGCTCCAACTTCTATCAAGTGTCCCTCATTCACACCCTCTATCTTACGTGTAAGACTAGGTATGTTAAATGCCCAACGTGCTTCCATTGCATTCTTTGCAAGCAAAGTCTCAATAGATATATCAGCCCACTCTATGTTCATGGTAGGGATGAAGTCATCACCATACTGCTCTAACAGATTGCGTAGAGGTTCAAGGCTAGACTGTGATCCATTTACATAATCAAAGCCAAGGTTGGCTATCTCTTCACCCACCACTTGCTGAAACAACTTAGACAATACCTCTTGTGCTACATCATTACCAAGAGGTGACTCCTTCTTGATACGTGTAAACAGATCACCATAGGCTTGTTTCTGTGCAGTGGTAAGTGTAGGATTGTTTGCCATAAACAAGACCTCAACCTCATCAGGCGTGACAGTTCTGTCATACTGTTGCATGGCATAATCCACAGAGTTTTTTATCTTTCGCATGTCTTTGGTAAATAGTTTATCAGGACAACGAATACCTCTATGATCGTCATAGAAGTCTTTATTCATCAGACTACGTATTAATGCTTGTTCCATTTAGTTCTTCTCCTATTGCTGTTAGTTTTTCAATGTCGTTAGGATGCTTGTATTTCAAATCATCAGTTAATCTAAGTACCTTTACCGTGTTTACTACACTCCTGAGATCTTTACACATCTCTGTTGCCTTGGGTAGGGCATCAGGATCAAGAGCTACGATTGCTGAAGAGAACTGTGACAAGTACCTCTTGTGTATATCAGACAGTGATGTGCCTAACACAGCAACCCCAACATACACGTCACTGCCTACAACTACGGCACTGACACAGTCCTCAACAACTACAGCGACTTTACCACAACCAGATGTAAATGGCAAGCCACTATTCCCATATCTTTTCCATTTAGGCAAACTATTTCTAAGACTTCGCCCTATTGCATCAACTGTGATGCCATCATGTATAATGGGAAACACTGCACGATTATCTTTTACATCGTGGTATAGTCCACCCATCAGGTCAAACCTTTCCATAAATCTAGTAACATCAGGCTGCCCCTTGTATGGTACAACATATTCTGGCATTACAAAATGTTCAGTCTGTTTCTCCTCTTTATGTAGAGTTCTCTTTATGTCCTCTACAGATAGATGCACAGGTTTAGATCCACTAATACTGCAAGAAGCTTTGTAACAATTCCACAATATTCTGCCCATGTTGTTAGTGATGGTGAAGGTCTTGAACCCACCACACTCAGGACAGTTCATTCTTTTTGTTTCACCATTTAA